TTTGTTGTCCAACTCTGACTTTTATATCTGCCATCTATTGAAAAGCAATTCAGATCTGAAAGTATTTATATTTACTATGACGTTATCTTTGAGGCGAGATCATTCAGCAGTGATTTTAACTCGTTTATCTCTTTTTTCATATCATCAAGTTCATCTTGTTTATCTCTATTTCGATTTCTTAATGCGATATAATTTTCGTAAGCAGCAGTATCTCTACTTACAATTGCATTTGTATTTTCATCACGATAAAGATTCTTGTGACCTTCTACAGGGATCATTTTACTCATTTTCCTAATTTTTTATCAATATCTTTATTCTTTGCTCTCTTATCTTTTATCTGTTGTATAAACCTTTGAGCATAACTATCACCTTTTTTTGCTTTATCCTTCATCATATCTCTAACAAGTTTAGCATTTGGATTACTAAATCTTCCTTTCGCTCCCTGTTTAGGAACTTCTTGACCTGCAGCAAGACCTTTTTTAAAGTCTCTCATTCCCTTTTTTAAAGTTACCTTTGCCTTTCTACCTAATTTTGCTAATTCATCAGGCATTCCTTCACTATCTTTTGGAACTTTTCTTTTCCTTGATTGCATTATCATACCAGCAGCACCAATTCCAGTCATCAAGGCAGGAACAAGTTTACTTCCTCCCTTGACAGCTGCTACAGCAACACTTTCTTGAAATTGATTGAATGATTTCATTATGCTAATGCGATTGCTCTGAAGTCTCTTAGTTTTATAGGAGATGATTCATTAGTGGAATTCATAACAATTTTAATTGAAAAAGCATTAAATTGCTCTAGATTATCAACAGAGAATTGATATTCAGAAAATTCACCTATTCTGTTCTTAGGTACTCTTGCATCCGCACTACCGTCATTTAATCCTAAATCAATAATTTCATCACCAAATCCATCACCATCAATATCCTTAAGATTACTAAAACCAGGAAATGCTCTGTATGTTTGAGATACTTCACTTGAATCAAAACTGAATAATCTATAGAATACTCTGAAATCTGCTTCAGGTAAAACACTTGCAGCTACTAATACTTTTAGTGAAGTTGCAGGTTGTTCAAGAGATATAACAGATGTAACAAACACTGAACCGTGAGGATCATTTTTTATTTGTTTTACTCTATTATCAGTTGCATAATTTGTCACAGGTTTATTGATTTTATTTCTACCAAGAATAAATGTAGCATTTTTTGTATCCAATGCAGGAGAGAGATTGCTATCATCTGTACTCATATCAACTGCTAGAGTCAATGATTTTTTCTTGGGTAGACTTTCTAATCTTGCATTTTCATTAATCTTCGATGCTACTAATCTAGGAGTGCGGAAGAACGTTGTCTCATTTAATGAGGTTGGTTCAAATCCTTGATCAATAAATGATACCTCTGTTCCTCCTGAACTTGTACCACTCACAGTTCTTACAGAAGTATTAATTTTTGTATTTCTACCAGGTGTTATACAATTAAATTGTGGAACAAATGTACTAAACTGATGGTTCTGAGAAATTTGTATATTAGATCCACCAAATGCCTTTTCATTAGTAAATGAAATTTGCTGAACACCAGTTGCTCTTGCAGGATCAGTGAATGATGTTCTATCAACTTCAACAAAGTATGTGTCAATATCATCAGGGTCTGATGATACACTGAAGGTAGTGTTAATTCCTACAAGAGATATACCACCTGCTTCATAAGTTTGTATATCTGCACCCTCAAGATGTGGAGTAGCACTTGAATTGAATTTTGCCCTTTCAATTGTCAAAGATCCAGTGCCTAATGTGTAAGATACAATTTCCTGACCTATAAGTGCTTCACCTTTATGAGTTGTAATACCATTAAATGATGCAAAAATTGAAGTATCCCCGACAGAAACTACTGTTGCATCTGCTGTGATAGATTCTGTTGTTTGAGTAACAACCGTATCTGGTTGAACGTTTTTAATTTCAACTTGGTTTACACCAGAATGATGAGCGTGATTACGTTGAGTAATCTCAAATTTATTACCTGTAAATAAAGAACCATTTACAACTGAATCAGTATTAACTTGAACATTTGTGGCAACAGTTCTAGTATTGTTACCAACACCATAATGAATCAATGTTTCGTTATTAGAGAATTTTTCACCCTGAACATCAGTTAAGAATAAAGTATCAAATGTTGTGTTGATTGCAGTTACAGCTAACTTAAATCCTTGACCACCTGTTACTTTCGCATCAGTGTTGTCAATAGTCAATACTTCACCAATTTGATAACCAGTTCCCAATGTTAAATTACTGATACCATTTGTATCAACAACCCCATTGGTTACTGAAACAGAACATTGTGCTCCTGATCCAGTACCTGTTAATGAAACTAATGGTATATTATTACTATTAGTAAATGAATATCCCGTTCCACGACTAACAATATTAAATGATGAGTTAGATGATATTGGTGCACCCTGCCCTTCAACTACACCTGTGATAGAATTATCATCACTTGCAGAAAGAGCACCTGTGCTTACTTTTCTACCAATTGGAAATTCAGTGTTTGTCCTGTCACCAGAACCATCGATCTGAACTTTAAGTTTTCTTGGTAATGAACGAAGTGCATTATCAGAAATAATTTGTGTATTTAGATTACCTGGTTCAATAGGAGTATTGAAAAATGTTGCTGTTCCAGATGAAACAAATTTTGCTTTCCTTAGTTTGAAGCATAAATCTTGATACTGACTTGCAGTCCAAATCGTACCATTTTGAGATTTGAATAAACTACCACCAATATATTGCTTCGATACAATTACATTTTCTACGTCAGGTAATGTGCTTGTCCTAATGGTTTTTTGTCCCATTGTTGCAACCCACATTTCATACTTATCAGATGATGGTGATAAGAATACAATTGCATATTCTTTTCTTGGTTCGAGATAAACTGGTGATGGAAATCTGATTGTTGTTGGAACTGATGCATCATCAGATACGTTAATTTGATCTGGATTCAATGCAAGTAATGTATAATCCTGAACGAGGAATTTGGTAGGTGTTCCAAGTTCAACGTGTCTTAGTTGTACAAAAACTTTTGCTTGTGGATCTTTAGATGCAAAATACACATCAAATGATGTTAAGAAAGCACCAGTTTCATCAACTGTAAATGATTGTGCTAAAGGATCCTGATCAGGAGCTTCAATCCATTGTCTATCAGTTCTAGATGACACATTTACACTTGTGGTAAACTCATTTGGTCTTTGAGCAGGAGCTGGTGGATTTCGTAGATCTACAGTTGAAGTATTTTGAGTAATAATTGTACCTGTGCCTAAGAACGTTCCAGAAGCATCGCTGGAGAGTGCTGTCTGACCTGGTAATGGAATTACACCCTCAGCTGCTGCAGTCACTCTGAACGTCTTTGTACCCGATCTGAAGACTACGGGTGGTTGTGGTACTACGTTAGGATCTCTAAAGAAGAATGCACCAATTATATCTCCCCAATTGTCTGAGAATAAATCAATATTTGTTACTGATGCTACTGCACCACTAGTCTCTCCAACAATCTGAGCACCCTTGACAACATAACCAAAATACTCTTCTAAATTACCCAACGCTGTTACATCAACGTTTAATAGTTGAGATGTTGCTGAATAAGATGATGAAGGTGCTGGTCTATCACGATTATATGGGTCAACTGTATATTCTTCAACAGTTACTGCAGGGGATCCTAATCCTGCACCCACATCAGGACGACTAGTATCACCAAATTTATGATTAGGTCTTTGTATTCTTACATATCCTATCTGCTCTCCATTTAACAAGATTCTTGCATTCTCAAAAATTATAAATGAACCAGCTGACATATTAATTTCAATTAATTTTGGTACAATATCTGGAACACCATTGTCAAGATAATGATAATGTTTTGTTAAAGCTTTAAGACCATTCGCAGCAAAATAAACGTTTCTAGATCTCATAAAGGGATCTGCCTTAGAATCTACTTTTACATCTTCAATATATTTAAATTCTCTAGAAGGTCCTTCCAATACATTTTGGAATGCAATTTCAGTTGTGGTTGTGGTTGTGGTTGTTGCAGTATGACCCACCCATCCCGAATCATCATTATTTCGTCGAGTGTCAAAATGCTCAATATCAGTTTCTGAATTAACTGTTGTATTAACGACATTTGATTGCTCTACCCATCTTGCACCTGTTGATTCAATTCTTTCATTATCAATATAAATTGTCCTTGACCAATTATCAGAAGGAGGATCAAGAATCACTGCACCAGCAAACACTAAAACATTAAATGGGTTAATATTTTCAACTTCTGTTGCTTGTGGTTGATCTAACCAATCCACTTCTTCATACGCTAACGTAATTATGTCACCAGTTTTTTGACAATTGGTATCTAATAGTCTTAAATTAGAATTGAGATCAGACGTTGCTAAATCGATAGCAGGATCGACTGCAATTTCTGCTTTTAGTGACCAAAAATCAACTGCACTCACCAATTCACGATTAAATGTATCGACATCACATCTTGATCCTTCTTCAACATCAAAATCAATAAATCTTCTGTCTTTAAAGTTATTAACTGCAAAACCTGTTTTAAATCTATCTAAACCATCAGCATCTCTAACTTGGAATGATTTTGTATCAAGTTCTAAAGCATTTAATGAAGTAGTTGTCTCAAGATTTATAATTCTTTTCTCAAGAGCACTAATATCTCTCATGGTAAATCTACGATTATCTTGCATCTTTATAGATGGTTGATTATCAGTATCATATAAAAATGGAGGTAATGTTATTTGTGCTATCTCCATTGAATCACCAAGTTCAGTTGGTGGTACAGGATCTTCTGCAGACTCCCCTTTAATTAGTTTTACTTCTTCAAATTGATTAATAACAAGTTTATCAATTCGAGGAAGATAAAAACTATATCCTAATATTGAACTTTCATTTGGTGTAACTACAAATGGTGTTTCAGAAACAAATGAGCGATTTTTAAATGAAAATGGAGAACCATTTCCTGCAGAATGAGTATAATCTGCAACTCTTGGTCTAAAATCTAATAAATCAGTAGCTCTGTTTCTTCCAATAGCTGGTATATCTTTAGCAAATCTATCTGATGTATATGAATTTACTGAAAACACATCACCTGAAACACCAGATGCAACTTCATACTTATTAAAAACGACTAATAATTTTTTAGAAGGTATGGCAGAATTTGCTTTTCTTACAATTCTTGAATAATCTGAATATTGATCATTATGTCCTTTATTTAATGTAAAATTAGTTGTTCTATCAACATAATTTCCATTAGTAACATTTTGTATTATAGATTGTATATTTGATTCGTCAAATTTTGCCTGTTCACCAATGACAAATTTATTAGCATTAAGATAAACAAAACTAATTGTATTTGATGTACGTGAAACAATCTGACCCACAGCACGACTATCTTCGCCTTTAATTTTTTCACCAATTATCGCATTTGTATCAAGATTTAATCCACTTACAAATGTAAGTTGATCTAAAACTGGTGTTAATGTATTTTTAGATTCATATATGGCCACTACATCTACAACATCTGGTGTGTTGAGTGATATTTCTTCATCTTCAACTCTTAATCCATAACTTGATGAACCAGTTAAATTACTTTTCTCTGTTGAGATACCTGTGCTTCTTGTAATTTCAAGTTGTTGACTTCGAGTAAAAACTTTTGTTTTACTTGTTATTCCAATTTTTTTGAGAGTTACATTAACAGTTGCATTACCAGATGATTTTGATAATCCGCTAAAAGTAACATCATTACCATTATTTGTTATCGAAACTTGATTAGATGTTAGGGGTTCAACAGTTCCATCGGTATAATGAATTGAATATTTTTCTGTATCAAAAGGTTCAAAGAATGCACTTGTAATTCCCGCAGATGCATTTAACCCAACTTGAGAAGATACTGTAATAGCACTACTATTAATGGGTATATTTAATAATTGTTTTGATATTACTAAATTGGAATTAGATGTATCAATTATAGATACATTTTTCTTTGGAAGTCGTGCATATAAACCACCTCTAGTTAGATTTGTGATTCTTGGTGACTTAATTCTAAACGTAGAGTTTGTAGAAATACCAGCAGCAAGAATATTTTTATTGTTAATACCAGTAACAGCAGTACCTACTGGTGAAAGTGTTAAAGTCTGACCATCTGAAGATATGTCACTAACTCGATTAAATACAGGATCTGCAAATGTTCCGTGATTATAGGCAATAATAGCATCTGTTTTGATACCTACCTTTCCACTAAACCTACGATTTGCAACAGTTGCTGTGTTTGTTCCAGAACCCCCTAATACTGAGAGGTTGTCTGTAAGAGAAAAATTAGGAAGAACTCGATCATAAAGAACTGAATCTGCACTAAAATTAGATGCTAATGATGCTACAACTTTTGATTGAAATACAGATTTAATATCATCAGTTGTATATACAACAATTTCTTTTATTGATAATTTTCCATGAGAAGAAGCGGTTTTTTCATTTAATATAATTTGCTCACCTTCAATAAAAATTCCCGTTGTTTCAGATAATGCTATCTCATCTACCCCAGTTGATCCAGCATTAAGAGCAGCAAAACCGATTGCACCACTTGTCAAACCTCTTATTCTTGTACCTGCAGGAACATCAGCGTCTATAAATGCAGAACATCTTAAAATTGTAAAAGTTTGAATATCATATAAATGCAAATCAAATTCAGATGAACCAGCTGAATAAGGAGCATCTGATAAACCATATGAATATACTCTCGCTAAACCTATTTTAACACCTCTTCCAGTTGATAAATTAGGATCTGTACCTCTTTGGTTATAAAGTTCAATGACATTACTGTTTGTACCACCTAGATTAATGTAGGGTGTGCCAAAAACATTATTAACCTTTAAATTGCTTCCTAAACTAAATGGAATAGATGAAGCTCCAATCTGTTTAACATCTCTTGGTTTTTCAACATCCGAAACAGTTGTACCTGGTAGATATACATCAAATCCTCTGACATATGCTTTACCTGGTGATAATTTAACACACATTAAGTCATCAGAGGGAGTATTACCCTCATCTGTTAACTGATTTGATGTGTATAATCCTTTTGATCCTATTTCATCATTCAATGAGTTCTGTGTGTTAACACGGAATGGTTCAACTGCATAATTACCCGACTCATCAAATGTTCTTTTCGCAAAATATTTTTTAATTTCTGAATATACTGATGTATTTTGTAATTTTTTAGTTTCCCCATCTCTTACTCTGAATAATTCTACAAAGTTAGTATCGTTAAAATCTTGCAGAGATTTTTTAGCTAATTTAACACCAACCTTGAATCTGTCAGCACCAGGAGCAGCAAAATTAGTAAATCCTTTTGCATTGTCATAAAGAGATTCATCATCAGCAGATGTAACCACTTCCTCTATGATCTCAAATCCAACTCTATAAGAGGGACGATTAGAATATGGTTCAAGAATAATCAAAGAGGTAGGAACATCCACGAATATTCCTCTCATAAAATATACACCTTTACTTACACCAAATGCCGAACCAGTTGCAGTTGCTTGTTCAGAAACTAAAGTTAATATGGTTTCATTGATATTCAGTGTTGTATTGCCATAAGTTAAAGTTTCTTCAAGTATTAAGACTTCCCCATTTGGAAATGCTTCACTTTCACCACTTGTTCCTGACTGATTATATTTTACAAAAATGGTGATATCATCAACACCCTCTGTAGGTGGTAATATAAAATTCTTTATTGTTGCAACGATACCAGAATTTTGACCTCTTACTCTTGTTCCTTTACCATTATTGTTAGCAATAACTTCATTTAAGTATACAGATACATCAATGCCCAAATGTGCTGTATTAACTTTTACAGAAAAATAAGTTGGATCATACTCAATACCACCAGGAATGACCATTGATCCTTCCTTAAATATATGCTTACCAAATGCTTCAACTTGGTTTTGCAATATGGATTGTAATCCAGTTAGTTCTCTAGCTTGAACTGGATGGCCTGGTCGAAATAAAATCTTATAGAAATTTTTCGCCTTATCAAAATCATCATAATAAGGATTAATATTTAAATTTGTCTTTTGTGGCATTGTTAGAATTCGAGTATGATTTTAATGTCTTCCTTTTGACGAGAGTTTCTCACGATTTGAGGTCTATTATCTAAGTAGATAATTTCACCCGACCCTTTATTTATCTCAGATTCAGATAACCCCGCATTAAAATTAACACCTAAATTTATTAATTTATTGCCAGTTGGATTATCAGTTCCCTTAGAAAAGGTCGTGTCTACTGAACCAGAGAAACTAGATGTTTTTCCTTCGATATCATTTGCGGTAGTTGCTGACTCAAACTCATAAATTCTACCTACTGTCGAAATGCCAGTGTAATCTGTATGATCGTAAGATGATTTATTAAATTGTAATGAGCGATCTCTAAAATATTTTAATACTTTAGTTTCTTTATCAAAAGATGCAACAAATCCTGTTGCCACTTTACCAGTATTAGGAGAAATAGTTAACACCTGACTGATTTCCTCACCAACTTGTGGTGTACCAGAGACAGTTGAAAACTTGAAAGCTTGTAATGATGAGAATGTATTATCAGAAAATACAACATCTGTTCCCACTTTAGTTGGATTTTTTACTATTCCAACCTGTGCAAATTTTGTATCGACTGGAAAATCTTTTGTCGAATCATCAAATCGTGCATAAATTATAACTTTATCAGTTCCTAACTCTGAATATACGTCTGATCCATGTCCCAATCCTGGTGGAATAATTGGGATTAGTTTTGCCCTTCCTGTTGCACTTACATTACTATTGAGTGTTCCTAAATCTACTAAACCATAAGTATATCCTTTTCCACCAGCACTTACAGTTACATCCGTAATTTTACCATTTACTACATCGACTCTAGCCTTTGCACCTGTTCCATCACCAAGTATATCAACTTCTTGAGCTAACCCATTTGCATATCCAGTACCAGCATTTTCGATATATACGTGTTTAATTTGATTTAAGTTAACATCAGAGTTACCATTCTCTCTAACTGCCCTTATTTGTGAGTCAATTGAAGTAGACCAATTATTAGGAACAGTAATAAATTCTGTTGAATCAAATTTAATTATATCACTTGGTGAAACAGTAAATAGATATTTCCAGAGATAACCATCACCGCTGTTCCCTGCCTTTGATGGTTCTAAATCTGTAAATGTAGGTTCATCTTGTGATATATTTCCTAATACATTTGTTCCAGAAGAACCATTATCAATGCAAACATATACCTTAAAATCTGAATTTAACACATAGTAATTTGCATCATATAAACGATTTGCTTGTGTTAGTGGACTTTGATTTGTAGCACTATAATCATCTCTATAAATTTCATATCTTGAGCCTGAAGTCCAATCTACCCTTCTTATAATTCTTCTTATATTTGCAGATGATATCTTTTTACCAAACATCATAGTGTCACCTGAGTGAGCACGATATGAAAAACTATCTACTGGTGCGGGTGTTTTACTACTTGTATTCCAATCTGATGTTCTACCATAACCAGTAAGAGTGGGTGCTCCTGTAGGATTAGATAGACCTATAAAAACATAGTAAGAATTATTTGTATTTTCGACTGATTCTACAAAATTATTTGCGTTCAGGATTCTAAACTG